TTCGACACCGGATACACGAGGCTCTACCCAGCCTGCGGCGGTGACTCGCCCTTCTCGAAAGCCCGCAACACGGGCTACGGTCTGAATCACATCACCTGTGCCAAGTGCCTCGCCCGCGCGAAAGCCATCGGACTCCTCCCCCTCTAACCCAACCCAAAACACACATGCCCAACACCATCAGCCGAGACCTCCTCAAAATCATCCGCGTCGACATCGATGCGGCTCTGGACGCCATCGCCAAGAAGCACGACGTCGCCCTTAAGACGGGCGGATGCCGCTTCACGGATACCAACGCCACCTTCAAACTCGACCTCTCGGTCAAGGGTGACGGCGGGGTGGTTATCACCAAGGATATGAAAGCCCTCCACCTCTACGCAAAGTTGCTCGGAGTGACCGATGCCCACATCGCCACGCCCTTCACCTTCAAGGGGGATGTCTTCACCCTCGCTGGCTACAAGCCGCGTGCCGACAAGTTCATCATCGCCAAGAACGGCAAGATGTTCGTCCTCACCGTGGATGCGGTGAAGACCGCCTTCGCCGCGATGGGCAAGCCCTTCAACCCTCCCGCCTAACACCAATATGAGCCAACCCAAAGTGAAAGAAATCTACTTCAACCCAATCTCCGCCCGCAAGGTCGCCAACCTTGCCGACGAGATTCCGGACCACATCAGCACCGCAAGGAACTACCTCGCACAGGCCAACGCCAGCGCGACCCCCTTCCAAGTTGACAGTGCCGACCGCAATGCCCTTGAGCATCTCAACCGCGCCCTCGCCAAGGCGAAACAGGTCGTCGCTGACCTCGAAGTGATGATTGCCAAGGGAAACTCTTAACCCCCAATACCCAACACACATGACCACCCAAAACGAAGACACCAAGCCCGTCAAGATGGCTCGCGCCACCAAAGTCCTCATCAACGCCCTCGCTCGCTTCCGGGATGCCCAGCATTCCGTGATGTTCCAGATGACCAACCCCTCCCTCTCGTTCGAGTATGAGTTCAAGAAGTCCGGGGACGCGATGGAGCTCGCCCGAATCCACCTCGACGAGGCTCTGCGGGATGCCGACCACCTCTCGTGGGAGATTATCCTTGAGGCGAATGACCCCCACGGCTTACTCAAGCAGAAGCCCCAATACTCCAACCTCTAACCCAACACACATATGAGCAACATGTCTTACTGCCGCCACCAGAACACCGCCAAGGACCTCGCTGAAGTCATCGATATGTGGTATGATGGGGCTGACTCCAAGGACGAAGCCCGCGCCCGCCGGAGCTTGGTTTATTTTGCCAAGGAAATCGTCAAACTCTACGAACAGGACACCGAAACCGTCGACGACCTTGTGGTCGCCAATGATGAGGATGACGCCTAACACCACAGATTGACAACCAACCACTACTATTATGGCACGAGGCGCTCTTAAATCTGATATCGGGACTATGCGTAACCAGCGACTCTTTGGGTCGTCTGATAGTGAACGCGAGTCCATCGCCAAGCTTGGTCTCACCGCAGCGGGCGAGAAGGGCTTTGTCATCAACAGGCTTCGCAGGGAAGGCCTTGAGGCTCTTCCGGCTGGGCTTGAAAAGGCTTCTGGGATGCAACTCCGCCTGTTGGGCTATGACCCCAAGGACATCGTTACTAGCCACGGCGTGAAGGCTATCCCGATTCCGAATAGCGTCGATGTGTCGAACTATAATGACGAGTTCCTCCGCAAGAACCCAGAAGTCCTACAGCGAATGAAGGCTCGCGCCTCCGAACTTGCCACCCAACTCAATGCGATGGCAGAGCGGAACAAGGGCGACACCGAGCTCTTCAAGGCTATGGACAAGGAGTATAAGGGTCTCAAGGCTATCACCTCGCCCGCCTCTTACCGATATAAGATTAACCCGGAATTCAACAAGAAGTCGGGCGTGGTTACCGACGCCACGGGTGACCACTTCAATCTGAACTCCTTGGTCGGCAAGGACAGTGCCACCCGCCTGTTCGGTCGCATGAAGACCTTTGAGATGTCCGCTGGCGAGATGTATCACGCTGCCGCCAGCCTCAAGACGCTTATCGATGCTAACCAGCACCGGAACATCAATACGCAGGGCAAGTATGCTGTGGTTACCATTCCTACGAGATGGAGTGAAGCTCCTTCATTCCGCCAGTATGCTTTGCCCGAACAGGGTTCGGCTATGCGAGTCTGGTTCGAGGGTGGTAAGATTGTCCGGGTGGTCAAAGCCCCCGATGCCAAGCTCACCGACACCACTTACTCCCTTGCCGAACAGCGTTTCCAAATCGCAAAGGTCGACTAATTCAGGTTGACTTTATCAACTCAACCACTTGACTATCTGTATGGCACGAGGAACTCTAAAGTCAGATTTACGGAATAAGGGTAACTACATCGACGAGGCTTACAAGACTCGCGCGAAGGACGAAGCCTTACGCAGTCAGGATAAGGACGAACTTGCAGAACGTGGTCGCAGGGCTGATGAGGTTGCCGCCCGCAAGGCTGGCGCGACACCCAAGGCCGACGCCGCTCGCCTCAAGGAGTATAACCGAATGAGCGGAGACTACAAGGGCTTCAGGAATCCGGGCATTCCGGGCTTCAATAAGTTCATCAACTTAATCCAGAGCAACGATGCTGCCATTCAAAGGGCAGACCGAAACGACGCCGTGGCCGCCCTGCGCAGGAACATGAGAGAAGATACCGACCTCTATGGACTCACAGAGCGAAACTGGAAGGCTACCTCTGCCGTTGAGTTTATGCAGGATTGGCTCAAAAACCAAGGACACCTTTAATTTATGGCAAGAGGCTCACTGAAATCAGACTTCTCCAAGGCCGACAGAGGCAAGGACAAGGCATACAACCCCAAGAACTTTCGTCAGACGGTGGAGGCTAACGTGACCAAGAAGCAGGCACGCGAAGCCCAGCGCTCTATCGACAACTCCCGCAGCGAACCTGAACGGGATATGGTCAAGGAGTTGACCGAGAAGAAGTCTTGGGTTCCCAAGGACCTTCAGGACAAGATTAAGGCCTTAACGCCCGCCAAGCAGACCGAACTTGCCGACCATATGCTTGGTGTCCGGCGCTCATGGGAGAAGGATGGCACGTCGAGCCAAGACCTATATGAAGAGGACATGGAAGCCGAGCAGGATGCTGATAGCCCCGACGCCGAGCAGCAGTCTTATGAGGATTGGCAGGACGAGCGTGGCGATGAAGCCGCTGACCGTCTCATCGACCTCCAGAAGGACTTCGAGCGCACAGCCCTCAAGGACTACCTGAAGTAAGCACCGCTGGTTGACTGCCCCCCACATAGCAAGTGGGGACTTGCCATAATTGTAAGACTGATTTCGGGCGGCGAAAAAACCGTCCCGGAAAGTATTGTTCCCACACATGCCAGAACGATTACCAGAACAAGCAGACCATTAAGGACTGGAAGGCGGGTCGCTTCAATGGAGTCAGGGGCGAGCAGCTCCAATTGTCACAGCCTATAAGGAACTACATCATAGCCAAGGCGGAGAACCAATGCTCCAAGTGTGGCTGGCGGGAGTATCATCCGGTCACAGGTCGCGTCCCCCTTCAGGTCCATCACATCGATGGCAATGCCCTGAACACGGTAGAAAAGAACCTTGAAGCCCTCTGCCCAAACTGTCATGCAATGACACCGAACTATGGAAAGCTTAACAAACTTGGTCGAACCCTCCGCCACAGGCGGTTGACTGAACCCCATAAGCAAGATGTCAAGAGGAGCAGGAACAGGAAGCCGGGGCGGAGCATTTAATGCCGATGTGGCTACCCGCGCCCGCGCGAATAAGCCCAAGCTGACCGCATATGAGAGTGAAGTTAAAGCCAATGAGGCTTTAGATGACAAGCGTTTAGCCCCTCTCCTCAACTCCGGGAAAAGCGGACTCGTATTTCCCAAGGAGCTGGTGGAGGCCGACCTTGCGACAGCCGAGCGCATCATCGGCGTTCAGGAATTCGAGACCCTCGTCATTTTCGGTAAGAACGGAGCAGCGAGAGCCATCATCACCGCAGGCCAAGGCGCTTCGGTGTCCTTTAACGCCAAGGAGGCCAAGTTACTAGCGGGGGCGGTGGTTACCCATAATCACCCATCAGGCTCCTCCTTGAGCCGCGCAGACATCGTAGAGATGCGCAAGAACAACATCAAGGAGCTGCGAGCGGTCGGGGTGGAGGACGGGATGACTTACTCGATGTCTCCGCCTCGTGACTCCCTGTTCTGGAAGACATCCGTAGACAAGATTTCCAGCACCCATGCGAAGCTCCGGAAGGAGATATTCTCGCAACTCGGATATTCGGGCGGCAAGGATTACAACCCCCTAGACCACGCACCGCGTGAAGTCCAGATTGAGGTCATCAATCAATCCGCTCTTGCAATGGATAAAATTTACGGACTTAATTACAAGATTACACAATCCAAATGACCAAAGGAAAAAAGCCCAGCAACGGCGGCGAGTTCACCGAACGCCACGAAATCAAGAACCCCACCAAGCCGATGCCGCCGAAGAATCCGGTGAAGGAAATTAACATCGACGCAATCATTAAGAAGGTTGCGCCGAAGAAGTAAGTGGGTCCGCTGGGAATCGAACCCAGATTAGCGCTTTAGAAGAGCGCAGTCCTGTCCGTTGAACGACAGACCCATACCGACTTTCGCTATGTCCTGTCTGTTACATATGGGGTGCAGCAGGCGATTGTCTATCTCATAAAGAGGAGCGAAAGTCTCGAAGGAAGTTCCATCGGCTCGTCGCCGGGTGGAACCCTTGTCGTAAAAGCTCGCACGCTCGAAGAACAGCGGCTTGGTTAACCATCCGCATATCTCGACGGTCGATGCCTTGCGATTGACGCTAGTGAAGATGTAGATGTCGTTGGGATGCTCCTTCTGGTAAGCGACGAAGTTATGCACAAAGCCGTCCCGGAAGGGGACGTTGCGACCCATAGACTTCACATCGACGCGATGCTCATTGATGGTCAGGTCCGTAATGCTGAACTCATTGTAAGAGGGTAGGCATCCATTCGCCAACAGGTTGACGACTGTCTCGCCAAGGATTCCCGTGTATTGCTGCTGAAGGTTTCCGTTGCCTCCTCGCTCCCGCTGACCGAAGTTCCGGCTGGACACGACCGCCCAAGCGAAGTCCTTCATCTGCTTGGTGAGCTCGATGGATACCATAGTCGTGTGGCCGAACATCGTCCCTAGTCCCAAGGGGAAGGCAACCACAAAGGTGGACATCCCTCAACCGATATGAAGGAAACCCTTGAGCGAATCGTGACCGAGGCTATCGCCAAGGCGAAGTCGCAGCAGTCCCACATCGACAAGGCTCTGGAGGAAAACAAAATGTGGCGCGAGCTGGACCAAGCGCTCGATGCTAGTGGCATGGAGACATCCATCATCCGGAACATCGTCAACAGGGCGATTCCGACGCCTATTCTCGATGACTTCAACGCCCGCGGCTTGCTCGACAAGGTCGACGAGCTGGCAAAGGATTCGGGTCGGGCTTATCTCGCCTTGGTGAGGGCTTTGCGTGCGAATGTCCCCACGGCAGAAGCCGACTTCAAGCGTGCGGTGGTCTTCTGGGACTCATCTGGCGAGGTCAAGGCAATCGCCTCGGTCAGATTCCCAATCGCCCTTGGCGATGGTGAGCGTGATGCTATGCTACATCTTCAGCGGGCATCCTTTGCCCGGATGGCAAATGAAATTGACGAACGCATCAGGGGGCAGACAATCGGGATACACTAATGGCTAGAGGCACACTAAAAACAGACAGCGTCGCCCGACAGGGAGTTGGCGAGTGGCCTCGCAATCCTGTGACGGTCGATATGTTTGACCCGAAGACGGGCAAGCCTACACGCGAATTAAATATGTTCGGCAAGGCTGGCGGCTCGCCAGAACGCATCGCAGAGCTTGAGGAAATCAGAAAGAACTCACAGGTTCAGGAGGTCGTCTATCGTGGTCAGGGTGCTTATGAGTCGCTCGGCAGCGGTCAATGGGACACCAAGTGGAAGAAGGACCAAGACGGTCGCGTCCGTGGAGATTGGAATCACGTTACCCCTGATATGCGGTATGCCTCATACTACGGCGGCAAGCTTGCTCGCCCCGGATACCCGCAGAACACAGCTCTCATCGAGGGCGTGCTGGACTCGAAGAAGTTGCTCGACGTCACAGGTCTGCACATCAGCACCCAATACTGGCCGCTGGACAAGGGCAAGAGTGGCGTTAACCGGATGCCACAGGCGGAAGTCCTAGCGGACATCCTTGGCAAGCGAGACGACAAGGCTTTCGTTGCCAAGATGGAAAAGGCTTTGGACAAGCGACCAATCACTTGGACGTATGAGATTTTCGGCATCAAGCCGTTTATGAAGGAGCTGGAGAAGCAGGGCTATGACGCTGTCCGCTACACGGATTCAGGTCAGGATAACAAGTCGTCGGTCGCCTTTAAGAGCGGCTCGCAATTCAAATCTTACTTTGGCGACAGCAAGGTCAACCAGAGCTCCGATAATATGTTCGACAGCACGCGCGAGCAGAAGCGGACGCCAAGGTTTCCGGGCTGGAAGCCGGGGGAAGAGTTCGACAAGACCCGATTCCTCCTCGACAAGATTGAGTATAGGACAGGCTGATTGACACTTATCCAAACGATATGGCAAGAGGTGCAATAAAGTCTGATGCTCGCGTGCGCGGTAAGCTCCGCTCCGACCTTGTCGGAACATCTGAATTCGGCACAAGCCAGATAGAAGCCGCTCTTCAGTCTGTCGCATCCGAGAGGGGCTTTGATGCCGTCGTCTTTAAGAAAACCAAGACGGATGCCCGTGAAGTTATAAATGCCGACGGTGAGCGCAACACGGTTGGTTCCAAGGTTGGATTCTTGAGTGGATTTGAACTTGGCGGTCGAGGAGACCGTCGCAAACTCAAGGTAATGCTTGCTCACGACCTGATGAATAACAGCGTTCTCGCTGCTCGCGGCGTCCTGACTTCTATTTCAACATTCCAGCCCGATGAGCCGGGTGACATGCCGGACTTCAGCATAACTATGAAAGCATCCCGCCAAGATGCTGAACAAGTGTTTTCGGAAGCAAAGAGGGTGGTTAACTCATACCGAGTTCTGGATAAAAATGGACGCTCATCCCGTTTTCATGCTGACATTGTAATCAGGGATGAAGACGGCCGTCAGATGAATGAATCGGCATCTATCTGATGGTTGACGCATAGCCATAGTAGTCATGGCAAGAGGCAATGTTAAGAGCGACCTGATGGCGGCTGTCGGGATGCGGGTTAAGAATCCCATAGAGGGGGAATGGGCATCCACTATGGATGCTATGCCGCTGGCTATCAGCAACAAGCAGGCTCGCAACAGAGATGCTTACAGCTCCAGCACAGGAGGCGCAGGCCCTCTTGTAAGGCGGACGCCAATCATCAGTATCGAGAAGTTTTTCAATGAGAACGCAGCAGGCTCACTCAAGGACCTCTTGGTCCGGGGAGATGCAGTATCAATCTATCATTACTATGGGTCAGCCAGCTCCGTCCACCGAATCACGGAAGTCAAGGATAGGTCTGTGACCGTAGCGATTGTTCGAGCCGATGGAACGCTCGGAGACAGAAGCAAACTCGTCCTTGATAAGAGCGATGGTCGTATCGTTGGGCTGAAGGAAGTCGGAGGCAAGTATGCTGGCACAGCGACCATCGGCAGCTCATACCACCGCCCGAACTACGATTAAAGACCGATTGGTCGGTGCATCTTTTCGGTCTGAAGTTCCATCGTCCTGTCTGGGTCTATGAGCCATCTGACCTTCTTCTCGCAAGCATTGCAGACCGAAGAGGCAGTCCAGAGCCTCGCACCCGGAGGCGTCTTGAAAGTGGTCGTGTCCTTCCAGTTGCGACCCATACAGTGCGGGCATAGGAATCTCGGCTTGATGGACTGAACCGAAATCAGTTCCTCATCCGTGTAGTCATTCTTATCGAAGTGCTTTGCCACGGCTATACCCTTGCGGGGTGTCGTCCAAGGGCAAGCACCCAATCACTTCTTGTAGCCACGCTCGACCCGCATAAAGGCTTTCTTTGACACGTTAACCAGCCTCACGCGAGCCTCCTTCAGGAGGGCTTTCTTCATCTTGCTGCTCGGCGCACAGGCGAGACTGACGGCATACAGCACCTCTTGATTGATGACGGGAAGTATGGCTCTTGCTTGATACTTAAAGCTGCCCGTGTGCCAATCGTAACTGATTGAATGCTCTAGTCCGGATTGTTCTTTCCAGACGATTGGGTATTGGGGCGTGTTCATTTATGTAAAGTCCACCTGTTTCGGTCGGGGTGGAAAAGGTAGTCCCACTTGGCTTTGGCATCGGTAAAGTATCGCTTGGTCGTAGCAAACTCTGCTGGCGTCTGGTTTTTCTTACTAGCAACGAGATAGCCCCCGCCATGAGCGGGGCGCTTATTTGAGGAAAACTTTTTCCACGGAATGCCTGACCTTGGTCTGCTCATGGCAATGGTGGCGGGGTAAGCAGTTCGTTGAGGATTCGCCAAGCCTTGATGCCCGGTGTCTCCAGAGTCCCGCATTTGTCCAGCTCTGCCTTGGCGTCTGCCACCTTGGCAAAGACCGCGGCATGCAGGCGTGAGTGGTCAGCCGACCTGTCTATCTCATTATCCAGAGACCTGTCGAGGTATTTGACGTTGTTCTTCAGCCGCTTGACCTCCGACTTAAGGTAAGCAATCTCGGCAGACTGCTCCCCCAACTGTCCGATATCGGAGATAGATTTCAAAGCGGCCTTTCGCCACCCAGCCTTTACTTCAGCATACGCGGAGTAGTAGACGAAGTCCCCCTCTGGGTGTTCCTTCTGGGCGCACGAGCAGCCCTTGGCGTCATCCCACTCAATCATCCATCGTTTCGGTTCGCTCATAGTGACTTCAAGATGTAGAGCGCCCCGCAAAAGCCAACAAAGAAAGCGATGACTCCTGCTACCTTGTAAGCGAACCGGAAGCGGCGGTGGTATGCGGCATCCGCATCCATCCGGTCATAGACCGACTTGTGGGTGAAGTCGATTGGGTTTCTCATCGTATTCCTTTGTCCCTTTCCCATCCCCAATACCAAATCACAGCCACTACACAGAAGCCGATAGCCATCCAAGCCCCCTGCTCTGCCGTGAGGTCGTGACGGCGGTGGTATTCATCTCGGCACTCCTTACAGTTGCGGATGTGGACGACTCCGTAAGCATGGTAGTCGTTGTTGCTCATTTTGTCTTCCTCTTCTTACGGGGACGCTTCGGGGGCTTGGGAGACGCGTAATAAAGAGTCGGGTCTACATGCTCATAAGGGATAAGCTGCGACCGGAGCATAATGCACCCTTGGGCCATCTGCTCCGTGGTCATCTCAACGACCAAGTATCGCTTTCCATAGAGGACCATCCCAGCGCCGCACTCAAAGGTGTTGGTCCATTCCGTCGGAAACTTTGGCTTTGTTTTGCTCATTCGGGCTTGGCGTCCGGGGTGATGGCGTTGCCCGTGATGATGGCGCACTCCAATCGTTCGACCTGTGCTTGCAGGATTTCATTTGGAATAATCGTGCGGGTGCAGAAGGCTTCAAGCCGCTCGACCTCGGCTCGGAGGCGTGCGTTCTCGGCTTCCAAACGCTTCATCTTTCCCCAAGCCCGTGCGTTTTCCCAAGGTAAAAGGCCACTCACGGCTTCTTGCCCTCCTTGGCGGCGTTCCACGCTTTCAAGAACTCTTTCTGTTGTTTGAAATGCTCTTCAGCATAAGTTTCCAAACCCATTTCTTCAGCCATCGCATCCCCGGCCTTGGTCAGCCGCTCGACCTGTCCGCACAGCATAGCGGACTTGTCCAATTCCTCGTCCAATTTCTTGTCAAGGTAGTCGCAGTTGTTGGTCAGCCGCTCGACCTCGGCCTTGAGGCGTAGTTCTTTGGCTGTTCCAGCGTTGATGACCATCTCAAGGCATTGAGCGTGGTTGTCGGCTACTTCAAGTTTGCGGGTCAGCCGCTCGACCTCGGCCTTGAGCCGGGCGTGGGACTCGACGATATATTTGATACGCTCTGGCAGAGTCATATCAGCGAAGATGTCTCCGTTGTCGAACTCAAGCGTCTCTGAATTAGCCATACGAATGTATTCGGAGATGTTGTATCCTCCGATGACTGCTGGCTTCTTCAGACTTTCAACCTCGGCCTTGAGTTCTTCGATAACCTTAAGTTGCGTGTCGATGATGCCGTTATATTGGGCTGTGCGTAGCCCTCTGCGAACATCGTCCTCGTGTTTAGTTGGTTTGGGTTTACTCATATTAGCGTAGTGTGGTTAAGTAATCAGCGGTTTTGCCAAAGATAGACCGCGCCGAAGAAGATAAAGGTCAGCCCGAACAGGTAATCAAATCGACTCTCCATCGTGCCATCATTGAAGGCGATGTCCAAGAATGAAGCGATGGCGATATACGCAAATGTCGGAAGTAAAGCCAAAGCGACTCTGCCCAACACGGAGGTAATAAAGTCGGGGGTCATACGCTTGGCTTGTAATTCTTGGCAGATTGCCATTCGTGAGAAGCGTTTCCAGCCTCATAAGACCCAGACTTATTTGTGAGGACTCGCTCAAGTTCATCCCCCGCCTTGCGTAGACGCTCGACCTGTTCACAAAGGTAAGCCGACCTTGCCATTTCCTTTTCGTGCATATTGTCGAGGCACTCGTTGCCCTCGGTCAAACTCTCGACCTCGGCCTTGAGGTGGGTCTGATTATCAATCAGGGCGGCGATTTGCGTAGCCTGTCCATGCACCTCATTGTTAGCCGTCTGCCAAAGACGGACGATGCGGTCTTCGTTCTCCTTCTCCATCTTGAGTTCGGAGGTCAGATGCTCGACCTCTGCCTTAAGTAGAGCAACCTCTTCAAGCAATTTCCTGTTTGCTGACAGGGCTTGGTGATACTGTCGGTTCGGTTCGCTCATTTGGTTCGTGGGTTGAGAATAGAGTCCTTAATAGCCGCAATCAAGGCAGGGTCTTTGGTCGCATCCATCCGGACAATTAAGAGCTCTTCGCCAAGGCTACGGACAACCTCCTTAAGCCGAATGTTCTCGGCAAGGGCTTCAGCCAACAGATTCCCATCGCGTGAGGGCTGGTTAACGATGCTCTCGTTAAGGTTTTCGATGCCCCTCGCAATCTTGGCGAGAAGGGCGTGGGTCGGGTCGGAGAAATGGCTCACGAGATATCCCCTCCTCGGCTATACATCCGGTGCATCACATACTTGACGCCATACTTCTTGGACCAGAGGACTTTGGGGTAGCCCAACTCCATAAGGCGGTCGGTGGACAGCCTCTGGAAGGGCGTAGGCAGCGGAAGCTTGCCCTCTGCCATCATCTTGAGGAAGATAGCATTGTCATCGGTCGGACAGGCGGGTGCAGGCTTGTTCGTCGAGAACGGCTTGAGGTCAACCACCAGCTCTGGCGCGGTCGCCGTGACTACCGAGTTAGCGACTGCATTGAATTTAAAGTGCCTCATGGGAGTTCTTGGTATTTCTCGTCGCCATCAGTTCGCTGAATGAGCGTGAAGATAAGCCCCTTGTTAAGAGCCGCAATAGTCTGCAACTTGTGCTTGAGCATCTCCCTTGCGGCTTCTGGCGAACCAGAGGGTTCGTTGAGTTCTACAATTACTGTGGTAATTGCCCCGTGAATCTTAAGCGGCTCGTCGAGCAACTTGAGCATTCGTTCTGGGTGTTTATTGAGTCGTTCGTGGGTCATGTCGTGGTGTGTTATGGGTAATCGGTTGCGAATGTAAAGGGAAAAGGAAGGGGGTGTTTCCACCCCCATCCGGTTTGGTTAGTTCAGCTTGACGAGCAGCGAGGCGACCGAGTCATTCTTAACCGCCGCAGAGAGGGCGGAGAGGACCGCCATATTCGTGCGTTCAGCGAGCTCGAAGCGCTTGCCCTCGACGCTGTGGGTGAGGTGTTCCGTGGCCGCATTGTAGAGGTTCCACAGGTTACGCTCACGGTCTTCAGCGTGGGTGGGGGAATCCCACACGCGGATGATGCCCTCGCTCATACGCTCCGAGAGGACCTTACGCTTCACGAGGTTTTCGTAGATGACCTTGCCGTCATTCTGGGAGATGCGGGTGTCGGCCATCTTGGCGAGAGCGGGGACGCTATCGTGGAAGACCTTGACCGCATTATCGAAGCCCTTGGCGACGAAGTCCGCATCGAGCTCGCCCATATGCTTCTTGGTCATCCCAATGGCATTCACCGGAACCGCCAAGCCATTCGAGCAGATGAGGCGGAACAGCCCCACGGCGAAGGAGGCACGAAGGCTACCGTCGAACGAATTCTGGACCTTGAGGCGGAACGTCAGGTCCTGCCCATTGAGGCGAACCCCGATGTCCTTGAAGTCGTAGATGGCTCGCGCACGCGCACCCCCGTGAGTAACGACAGCCTTGCGGGTGTAGTTCTTGAAGCCCTTGTTACCGAACAGGGTCTCACAGGTGTCGAACAGGCGAGAGTTCTGGAGAATCTCATACTGCTCCGTGACACAGCCGAGGACTTCACCCGTGTCCTGTCGGACATTGGCGAGGAATCGGGTGCGGCTTCCGTTGGGCAGGTGGAAGGGGACCTGTTCGACAACGTAGTCGAACTTGTTGCTCTGGCGTTCGTCCACGGCTTCAGCCACGGACGGGGTCATGTTGTTTTGCATGTGTGTATGTGTATCGGGTTTGGGAAAAGGAAAGGGCAGGGGTTTTATCCCCCGCCCGTGTTTTCAGGCATCCACTCCGTTGACTGCGATGAGGTTGGCGGCCTTGATGGTGAAGACGATGAGGTCGTCACCAGCGGGGCGACCAGCGGCTGCCGAGGGGGTGAGATACCCGTCGAAGTCCGCCTTGTCCACCTTGACTCCGTTGACGAAGTAGTCGGTGGTCACCTTGCCCCCGACCGCCGTGGCGAGGCGGAGGTAAGTGTCGCCCTTGTGCGTGATGGTGAAGGGGAACTTGTCCCAGACACCCCACGGCAGGGGGCCGACTCCGTCCTTGTCGCCGTTGGCGATGGCGTCCTTGACGACCGCCATGTTGGCGTAGTTGATTCCCGCGCGGAAGACTCCGGTGGTGACCTTCATCAGGTCGACACCCTTGAAGGCGGCGGCGGGCTTGGGGTTGCTCTTGAAGGTGACCTTGGCGAAGGTCCCCTTGATGTTGAAGAACGCGTCGAGCGCGTTGGGATTCGTGATGTGCATCGTTGTCATATCAGTATCATTACCCAAACGCCTGCGGAGTCCAGATTAAAAACACACGGAAGTGAAGATTTTTTAGTGCCTCAATATCAATGACTTATGCATTTAAACAGTTCTTTTTCAGAATAGAATCATCGCTGTTTGCGGGAAAGTCTGGGCGAAAAGCAGTTGAATTTATAGCGACAGGTCCTCTAATGCCCCAATGCGACCACCCAGAGTTCTGAATCCAACTGACAATAAATACACTCGCTACTCGCGTGAATACAGAGCGAAGCGAAACACAGTCCTGCTTGGGCTTTATATAAATCGTGAACTCGGTGAACGGTTCGCTGCGAAGGCAAAGGAGAACAAAGTCTCCAAGGCTTCCGTTATCATCAAGGCAATCGAGGAGTATCTGAAGTGAAGCGCTCTCCTCTAAAGCGAACCAGCTCGCTCCGGTCTAACAAGGCAAGTGGTTCACTAAACAAGTCTCGCCCGCTTAAGGCAAACAAACCGATACGTCGCGTGAGCGCACGTAGAGCAAAAGAGAATAAGACTTACACGGTAGTCAGGAAGCAATACCTGACAGAGCATCCGAAGTGCGAGGTGTGCTTACACGCTCCCGCATGCGACATCCATCATCGTCGAGGTCGCTGGAAGTCTCGACTTACCGAGGTCGCATTCTTTATCGCCGTGTGCAGGACGTGCCACGACAAGATTCATCACAACCCGGAGTGGGCTTATGCTACAGGCCTTATGCTGCACCGATGAGTCGTTGGATGGAACAGATTAAGAGGTCTCATGCAGAACTAAAGCGGTTGCGTGAAGAAGAAACCGAAAGAGTTAACCAGCGTCGTGCTAAAGAGAAGCAGTTGACTATTCAGATACTCGTTATTGCGTCTCTCGTAATTTTGATTCTCGTCGTCGCGTTTTGTAATTGACAGACAGTTTGCGAGTCCATTTAAGTGACCACCCAACCCTCAAACTAATGGAACATCACGAGCTCGACCACGGTGACATCTGCAAAGTCACCTCCGGCAAATTTGCCGAGAAGAAAGTAATCATCATCAAGGCTGGAATCCAAACGAAGTTTGGAGTCAAGGCCATCACCGTCGAGTATTTCGACAAGAACTCCGTCGAGTCAGGCGAGAAGATTTGGGTGTCGCCCGAACAGCTCGCATTCCTTGGTGAGCAGGACCTTGAAACCGCTGGCGCGGTTAAGGAAGCGGACTACCAAGAGTGGAAAGCCCGCAAGGGTGCTGGCGTCCCTCCCAAGTCCTCCTTCAGCCCCAAGAAGCCTTGGATGAACAAGAGCAAGTCCGCCGGAGAGTCGGACGACGTCTCGTTTTGAGGCGAAGAAGCCAACCGACTATCAGTTAGAGCTCGAAACGGAATCGGGCTACGACTATGTGGTTAACGAGTTATCCTCGTCAGCCTGCACCGTGACCTGTGTTCCCCACAAGGGGGGCATACCGATGCGTATCGACTACTCCATCCGACTGAACGCACCGAAGTCACAGATAACCCTCTACACGGCGGTAAGCATACTAGCCGAAGGGGGAGCGGGGTTCATCACAGCGGAGGATGACTTCACGTTCAAGGCAGGGACGAAGGTTGGAGTCCTACACCCGTGGATTGCAGAGAAGCGTCTCAAGCACACGAAACTGTTCGAGCAGAACAGACTTCCCGGAGCGGTCGGTGCGGCATCACTCGGCAAAGCATTCCATCTTGTCTGGGACGCAATTGAAGAAGGCATGCGACTTCAGCACGCAAAGAAGTCCGCATCGAAAGACCGCAAGGCCGACGAAGACTCTCTCGGATTATTTTGATAAAGTTACTCACGGGCGGTTGACACGCCGTGGAAGTGCGGCATTTCTAACGCACACGCCACAACGATGTTAACCCCTTACGAGCGTGCAGCCCGCTATATGGCAGCGACTCCGCCTGCGGTATCGGGGCAGGATGGGCATGGCTCTACATACGCACTAGCCATTGCCTTATATCACGGTTTCAATCTCTCCGAAGCGGAGGCTTGGGCTTTGCTGATGGCTTACAATCTCAAGTGCGCACCACCTTGGCCGGAGCGCGAACTCCGCCACAAGATGAACGACGCCAAGAGCAAGCAACATTCCCAGCCGAGGGGGTGGTTGCTGACCGATACGAATCCCCAAGACCTCGCCCCGCGCAAAGCATCTGCGACATCGGTCACGCAGTCGGGTAAGTTCAAGGTCAACCTCGGCAGTCTAGCTCCTATTCCCGATGTGGAACGAATCACGACCGAGCAGTTGCTCAAGTCTTGCTTCAAGATGGACGAGGTCATCTGCATCACGAACGAAGCAGGACAAGATGAAGACGGTCGCTGGTTTCCCGCAAGCAAGGGGACGTTCCAGACCGTTCGCTGGTGGCTCGACCGCTTCTTTGGTCCGAACCCAGAAGACCGAGAGCTGTTCCGGGACAAGCCCCAAGGCGCTTACATCCGCATCAACGCCATCAAGCCAGACGAATACTCTGGACGCGACGATTCTGTTTCCACGTTCAAGCATGTGCTGGTGGAGTTCGATACCAGACCCAAGGACGAGCAGTATGCTATCTTCAAGCAGTCACAGCTCCCCATCGCTGCGGTAATCGACAGCGGGGGCAAGAGTATCCACGCATGGGTGCGGGTCGACGCAAGAGACTTTGAGGACTGGAAGGTCCGCCGCCAACAGGTCTTCGACTACCTCTCCGACTATGAGCCGGACGAGATGACCAAGAACCCATCACGCTGGTCGAGACTAGGAGGCGTTATGCGAGGAGAGCATGAGCAACGCATCATCGCTCTGTCAATCGGCTGCGAATCGTGGGAAGCATGGCTCGCATATCTCGAATCCTCCGAGGTCCCGGACGAGGTCACCATCGAGGAGCTCGAAGCCTTCGACACCGAGAACGACCCGACCACGGTGCTGGGCAATCGCTGGCTCTGCCAAGGCGGAAGCCTCTGCGTCATCGGCCAATCGGGCATAGGCAAGTCTTCGTTCCTGATGCAGATGGCGATTATGTTGGCTATCGGTCGACCCTTCTTCGGCGTCGAGGTGAAGCGACCATACAAGTGCATCGTGATGCAGGCCGAAAATGACACGGGTGATTTGGCGGAGGCCTTCAAAGGCATCACAGGCTCGATGTCGCTAACCGATGAAGAGCGCGTCCTGTTGCGTAAGAACATCAAGTTCTATCGTGAGACCGTCAAGGTCGGTCACGAGTTCGTCAAGCAAGCCCGCAAGCTCATCGTCCATCACAAGGCCGATTTTTTCTTCGCAGACCCTCTTCTCTCGTTCGCAGGCGGGGACATCTCCAAGCAGGACTACGCATCGCAGTTCCTCCGAAATTGGATTACCCCGGTGCTGATGGAAACCAACGTCGTGTGGGTCTTCCTGCACCACACGGGCAAGCCCAAGGCAAAGGAAGAATCCTCGGCCGCAACCGTATCGGACCTCGCATACAGCGGACTCGGTTCCAGTGAGCTGGTTAATTGGGCGCGTGAGGTAGCCGTGTTGAGACGCACTGATAGAATCAAACCATTCTTCGAGCTGGTGCTTACCAAGCGAGGCAAGCGGTCGGGCATCGTGGACAAGGACGGCAAACTCACCCACACGATGAACCTCCGGCACGCAGAGGGACGCATCCTCTGGGAGAGCAATGACGAGAACGTGATGACCGCCTTCTCGCTCAAGGACCTTCAGAAGATGATTGATATGCCACCCACGGCACACAGTTCGGATATGAATCAGTCCGCATTAGTCCGTTACGTCGCCACCAAATTGGGACTAGGGCTTCATTCCGCTTCCGAGGTAGTCGCACACCTGATGCGGCTCTCCGCCTCCAACCCAATCATCATCTGGAACCAGCGCTCGACCACTTGGTCAGGCGTCCAGTATGGTAAAGAACCCGACCCCTTCTAACCCGATGACCCCCTCACAACCAACCAGAGTCTCCGCAAGGAGACGACTCCAATGGGAATAGGAGGCCGCAAGAAAGCCGAAACCTCTCGCTACACAGAGGTCGAGATACCAGCCAACAAGCAAGGCATAGAGGCTTACGCACTGTGGTTCACCCAACAGCCCATAGCCATACAGCAGGAGTATATCAGACAGGGACTAGCACCAGAGGCACGTGAGGGGGACGGTAACTACACCTTTGAGGTCAATCCAGACCACCAAGCCTTCGCCCACGAGGATGAGCCATACAGCGACAGCCCCCCAGAGGGGGACCCGCCCCGCACATACACAGAAGAAGAAGTGCAAGAAGTAGTTCGCAGAACAGTAATGGCTATGCAGATGTCAGAGTCCCCGGACTGCCTCTTTCAGGCCCGGTGCATCCTCATAGCCTTCGGCATCGGGGACCCACCCACGGAGACCGAGCTCGCAAAGGTCAAAGGATGCTCGCGTCAGTTCGTATCCAAGAAGGTAAAGCGCATACAACAGATGTTTAATCTATCGCCCTCACAGTTTATGCGTAGTGAACAAGCGTGTGCAGCATACGCAAGGGCGTGGCAACGCACCAAGGAGGACGCGGTAGCCTCCACGAATGCCCAATCCCATACGCACAGAGCCACCACCAAGCCGTCGCCCCGTAAGGGGCATACGAGAGCCACCATCACTAATGATACCAGCGTCAGAGTCAATAACGATAGACCCAACAAATGAATAAACAATCGGTTGACAATACACAACGGGTGTGCTACCCCCACCCCCCCTTAAGGAATCTATTATCTTGCCCAATCGCAGTGCTGGGTCGTAAGACACCGCGTTTCAAACCAGCGGGTTTAGCCTTTTTTGGAAACACTTATAAACCAACGACTTAATTATAATGGCATCACAGATTGAAATTGCGGTGGCGTTGGGTCTTACAAAGGGGCGAGTGTCGCAGCTTGTGAAGGAAGGGATGCCGACGAGTTCGGTGGAGGAAGCGCGAGCATGGCGGGACCGCCGGAAGGTGGACAACCAGAAGGCGGGTCATATTAGCCAGCCCGTTCAGCCCCTAGTCTTGGGGGACTTGGATGGCATTTTGCAGTCGGTTACAGGGGACACGGGTAACCCGGAGATGGATGAGCGCATCCGAAATCAGGTCGAGCTGTGCGAATTGACGAGGTCAGTTTTTCTGACTGCGTTGCAGTCGGGTGACCCCTCGCAGGGGAAGCTGTATGGGAACTATGACCGAGCGATTGGGACGCTACTGTCGCTGGAGAAGGTGCGATTCCAGCGGGAGCAGGAAGAGGGACGACTTATAAATGCTGACGCGGCGGCACAGAGATTCGGGAAGGTGCTATCGCAGTTGCGGTCACAGGTGGAGCGAGCCGAACTTACCTTTGCCCCAAAGGCGAACCCAGAGAACCCGACGAAAGCCCTCAAGGCGTTCCGGGAATTCAAGGAGGATGTGTTCCGCAAGATATCGGAGTATAGTCCGAGCGTGAAGGATGCCTCCCCGTCGATTGGAGATGATGAGATATCGGTGACTCCGAGCGTCCCCCGCAATGCGGCATTCTTTGATGCGATTGGCGACCTTGAGGATGATTCGACACCCAAGGCGGGTGGTTCACTTGAAGACTTCACGGGCGAGAGCCTTGGGGAAATCGAGGACGATAACGAATGACGCCTGCCGACAAGGAGAAGATTGGCGACCGATTGGAAGCCAAGCTGCGGAAGGTCTTTCGACCTGACGATGGTGGGGATATCGTGAAGTGGCTGGAGGACAACATCAGGCAGATTCCGTTTTCACCGATGCCTAGTGGGTTTAGAGTGGCGGAGACACCGTGGCTGGCTGAACCCCTCCGGGCTTTTGCCGACCCCGAAATTAGACTAGTGCAGCTGATAGCCCCGATTCAGTCTGGCAAGTCCTTGGCGGCGGAGATGTTATCCTGTTTCATTATTGCCCGTCAACCAGCGCCGACGCTCTACCTGAATGACCAAGATTCCAATGCGGCGGACTGGATGCAGAGCCGACTACGCGTTCTCTGGGAGAATGTTCCGGCGGTGCTGTCCAAGCTGACCAAGGATGAGGAGAAGAAGAAGGCGGGGACGGTGCAGACGGCGGATATGACCTTCTGGTGTCTGGGGGCGTTCAATGAGAAGAACCTACAGAGGCGGTCTATCCGATGGCTCATCGGGGATGAAACTTGGCTGTGGCCGCAGGGACACTTGGCGGAAGCCTCCGCGCGTGTGACCTCATTCGGTTGGTTGGGTAAGCGAATCTTTATGTCGCAGGGGTCGTTTCAGGGCGACGATACGGAGGCCTGTTGGCAGACTACGGATAAGAGGACTTGGTCATTCGCCTGTCCGGAGTGCGGGTTCAAGCAGCCCTTCAAGTGGGAGCAGATTCGGATTCCAGAGAATGCGACCGATGCGGATGGGGATTGGAATTTTCAGGTCATCAAGGTGGACACGACCTATGAGTGCGAGGGGTGTCTGCATCGCTTTAAGGATACGCGCACGAACAGAGATGCGATGAATGCGAATGGGTTTTATGCGAAGCAGAATCCGACGGCAGATGATGCACAGGTGGGCTTCCATTGGAATGCTCTAGCCGCACGCTCGTGGGGCGGTCTGGCGGAGATGTATCTCCGGGCGAAGAATGCCATCGATGCCAACGGCGACGCAAAGGCTATGCAAATTTTTGAGCAGAAGCAGCTCGCCAAATTCTGGTCTGATGCCCCCGACGCCTTTGACACCTTGCAGGCAATAGGGCAGTATAAGATGGGTGATGCATGGGGCGAGGCCTCGCTCATTGACCCCGCCACCCGCAAGGTCCACAACGACCACACGCGCGAGAAGCAGCTCAAGCTGCGGTTTATGACCGTGGACGTTCAGAGAAACGGATTCTATTGCCTCATCCGGGCTTGGGCGCTCGGCGGCGAATCGCGCCTGCACAAGTGGAAGTTCGTCCAGACTTGGGAAGACGTCGCCCAACTCGCCAAGGTGAATGAGGTCATTCCCGCCTTTGTCTATGTGGACTGTGGTGACCAGTTCGACGACGTCATCCGGCAGTGCGGTATCAACAAGTGGACAGCCCTACGAGGGGACCAGCGGTATGACTTCCCTTGGCGGATTCAGACCCCGCAGGGATTCAAGATGGTTGCCAAGGTCTATGCTCCAGCTCGACTAGTGAACGTCGGAACGGGGGCAGTCCGAGTCCACCACTTCTCCAACTTGGCGCTCAAGGACCAACTGTCGCGCCTGCGACGCACAGGGAAGCACTCCTGTGCCAACGATGCGGGGCAGGACTACCTCGACCAGATGGACAGCGAGGTCCGAGTAAAGAATGTTACTGGCAAGCCAGAGTGGAAGCGAATCGGTAAGCGAGCGAATCACCTGTGGGACTGCGAGGTGATGCAGTTTATTCCGGCTCTGGCGTTCGGCCTAATGAATGCGGCGGCAATCCCGCCCGCAGAGAAGCCCGCTGAAGTCGCGGCACCAGTGGTTAACGCTCCGGAAAAAGAGATGCCCTCCGAGTAGAAATAGAGTTGACAGAGGCAAGCAGTTGCCCATAACAGAAGATAGTTGTTTGAGAGTGCTGGAAAAAACGGGGTGTCGGAGCCCTTGGAAAGGGCGGTCGGCATCCACGCCAGCTCACTTTCTGTTCTTTAAAATTTGGAGTCATCGTCTAACGGTCAGGACACGCGGTTTTCATCCGCGTAATCGGAGTTCGATTCTCCGTGACTCCGCCACTTGGCTTGGCTGACGGAAGGAGCGGGACTGCGAAAGCACCCGCCCATCATAAACAGAGACGCTCCTATGGGGTGTCGCTGGCTTGGAACAATGGGGCCGTCCAGCAAGTCATTCACTTTCGGTAAAAGCGGGGAGGGTGGAAACTAACTCCGAGGTTTTTTTGGACCTTTCATCCCGCTGACTGCCGGATTCACTTTCAGTTGACATAGCCCCAGACGCATATGGCACGCGGCGCACTAAAGTCCGATTTTGGACTCCCATCCAGCTTCCGTCAAACCCTTCAGATAGAAGGGGATGGGTTCACGCGTATTGGCATTGGGCGCGAGACAGACATCTCTAACACGGAGGCTTTTGAGAAGCTCGACCGCACCGAGAAGGCTTTCAAAGGTTGGATGGATGAGAAGGGCAGGGATGGCCGCATTAACCGTGTCGCACTACTTGAAACCCTAGAGGACAAGATAGACCAGTTTGCCACGCAGGAGGACAAGCGAATCCGTGGTGAGAAGCCCTCTGGTGACAAGGATAACTATGCCGCCAAGACCCTTAAGGTTACCCTCTCAACCGTCATCGATGTCGAAGGACAGAAGATGCAGTTCCTCGTTCCAGACCTGAAGGTCAGGGTCGGCCGCAACACGATTAAGGATGCCCCCGAAGGCGTCGATATCTATGGCCCCAAGAACAATGGTCCGGGCGTCTGGTATTCCTTCAAGTCGCTGAAGAAGGATGGCGTGGTGCGAGTTCGCCTTTTGGATTGACCTCCTAACAGTTGACAGGCATCAAAGTGTATCATGGCACGAGGCGCTTTAAAATCTGAAGGGGCTGGCAGGGACATTCGGAAGGATGTCACCATCCCCAAGAACTGGTCCGAAACCCGCATGGCTCAACTCGCAGCCGCAGGCAATGGTCCCATCAAAGACATTCCCGCCACGACAAAGGCCGTCGCCGCCGAGCTCGCAAAACAAATTCCCGCTTCTGAAAAGCCTGCCAAGTCTATCACAGAAGGGTTTGTGAACTCTCTTAAGACTATTGACCAAGCACAAGATGCCAATGCTCTTGAGAACGTGTTTCTCGGACGTGGCGAGGCTTTTGGTAAGGCTGTAAGGGAAGATATCCAGAAGACAATTGATGCATCGAAGGGAGACACTGCTTATGTTAAGGCTCTCCTCCAAAAGGACAAAGATGAGACTGACGGCCGCGTCCAGCGTGCCGTTGATGGCAAGCTTTGGGAAGGTGTTGCATCGGAACTTGGTCAGGATAAGTTCAGAACCCGCATCGAAGCCCTTAAGGTCAAGTCTTCCGAACTCGGTAAGGCTATTTCTGGTTTGGAAAAGGCAGGAAGCATGGAGTCTGACGCTCCGAAGCGCCCACGCAAGGGTCGTGGTGCAGACGCCTATGTCTCTGAAGGTCGCGCGGGCTTGGTCGTTGGAGACAGTAAGGTCCTGCGTGATTATGTGGACAAGAAGACCAAGGATGCTGAAGACGCCGGAGATGACAGTGGTAAGATTCGGATGTCTGGTCTCGACGCCGCCAAGCTGCTTCAACAGCTCGGATGGAGTCAGCCTACATCCAAGGCGACGCAGAAACTTATCGACGAGCATAAGTTCTAATCGGTTGCGTTGACACCCCGCCAGAATACTATGGCGGCCAATGGAATCTTTGTCGGTCTTCCCCAAGCAACTATCGAGGCCATCCGAGATAAGGCAGTAGCGCTAATCCTAGAGGGCAAGACGATTATGAGCTACGGCGATGGCTCCACAAACGCCCAGAAGCAGTTTGCTATGCCGCCCGCGCAGATGCTTCAGGAAGCCAAATACGCCCTTGAGCGCCTCGCAACTCCGGGCAGAGTGCGTGGTATCTACACGAATTATAACCGACTCGTAGACAGATAATGGCACCCGAAGCACCCAAACCGAAGCCCACAACGGGCGGACAGACACCCAATTTCCTCGACCGAGTTCGCATCGGTTTGTCGAACCTACTGAAGCCGAAGGCTTATCAGGGGGCTTTCGAGTCCACCCGATATTCGGTTCACAGGACGCGTATCGACGCTCCGCAGCCCGATGACTTCAAGCGCGAGATGCCAGAGACCTCCCGCCGGGAGATGGTTCGCCTTTCCCGCTGGCTTGAAAAGAACAACGGCCTCTACAAGCAAGTCATCAAGGACACCGCCATCTACACGGTGGGTGATGGCATCGGCTGTCAGTGCACAGGTGGCGACTACGAGTGGCAAAACCTTGTCGAGGCAGAGTGGGAGCATGAGTGCGAGGGGCCAGAAGTATCTGGTCGCTTCTCGATGCTCGAATCCCTCTATATTATTTGTGAAGCCCTAGACAGAGATGGGGAGATTTTCATCATCAAGTCCAAGAGGGGTGGTTCACCGAAGTTCCAGCTCATCGAAACCCACAGAGTCGAGACTCCCAATGACTTCCTGAACGATACCTCCGTCACGGATGGCATCAAGTTCAGCAACCTCGGACAACCCCTGTTCTATTACGTCCGGCAGACTAATGGCGTCCACGCCAAGATTCCTGCCGCCTCGATGATTCACGTATTCAATCCTGAATACGCCTCGCAAGCCCGCTCATTCCCTCCGCACCAGCATGCGATTAACAACATGCGTGACGAGATGGACCTGCTGGCAATGGAGAAGGTCGCAGTCAAGGACAACAGCCGCACTAGCCGAATCCTAAAGGTTGAGGACACCAAGATGGATTCCGGCGACCTTGGTCTCGGTCAGCCTCTTGGCGAAGGTAATTCCACCACGAATCCGACCGACCCAGACACGCTCAATCGTGTCCTTGGTGGCGTCACCGCAGTTTTACAGACCAATGAATCTCTTGTATCGTACGCTTCTGCTCGTCCGTCTACGGCCTTCAACGGCTTTATCGACCACCTTCGCCGCGATGCAGTTATGGGCGGTATGCCCTATGAATTTATCGCTGACCCGACTCGTGCTGGCGGTGCTTCGGTA